TAAGTCTCTAAAGGCCATTGGGAAGAATCAAGCATTTTACAGAGCTTCCTTAAATATATTGAAACCGATCTGGCTGGAAAAGAATGAGACGGCAAGCAGAGTACGAGGCCGTTTAGAGAACATCCTGGCTTATGCCGTTACTGACGGGATCTTGCCGTCTAATCCTGCCGCCTGGAGAGGAAATCTTGATAGGTATTTGGCGCCCCAGAGTAAGGTTAAGGTGGTCAAGCACTTCGAGGCTATGCCTTTCAGTGTTTTGCAAGATAAGGTTAGGTGTTTAATTCCAGCAAACAACCGGACTAGGCAGGCCATTTTATTTACGATCCTGACCGCCTCAAGAATTGGAGAATCAGTGCCAGCGTGCTGGGATGAAATTGATTTTAAAAACAGAGTGTGGAGTGTACCGCCAGAACGACGGAAAGATGGAAAGCCGTATCCGCACCGAGTTCCTTTGAGCACTCAGGCGATTGATTTATTAAATTCGATTGAACGGCAGGGAGAGAAGATTTTTGACGCGCCAAACAGGAAAGCGGATAGCCGTTATTCCCTGACTGGGCTATTAAAAAGAATGACAGGGACCGATGCAACCATGCACGGTTTTAGGTCCACGTTCAGAGATTGGTGCGCAGAGAACGGAGTGCCCGATATTCTTGCGGAGAAAAGTATGTCGCACGCAACGGGAAACGCCGTTGTCCAGGCCTATCAACGTTCTGACCTCCTGGAGCAACGACGTGAAGTAATGCAACGCTGGGCTGATGCAGTGTTTGAGAAAGTTGAGGATTAAGCACAGTTAAGGTTAGGCCGAGACTTCCACCAATTATCAACTTCTCGTTCAGACCAAAAAGGGCGCCGTTTAACATAGCGCCCTTTCGGAAAGTATCCTTCCTTGATCCATTTATCTATTGTTCTGGTTGTCACCTGCAACCGCTCAGCAACTTGATATTTATTTAAGAATGTCATTTTGCACCTCCTGCTTTTTCAATCCGTAAAATCTCTCGATTCACTTTTTCAAGACAAATCTTGTCGAACTCTTTCTTGTCTTCAGGCTTAATCAACATCTTGAATTGCTCGATCATGATGTGAACATCCGCTGCCTCCTCAATAATATGGAGCCAGTGTTCTTTGCTCGGATTATCGAAATAAATAGCAAAGGCTTCCTGGAGTTCATCGACCTCTTCTGGCAATTTTTCAAAAATCTGATTGTCATATCCGTAATGGTTCGAGATTCTGACCAGGCAGTCTTCAAATTTTGCCGCGTTATGCAGATTCATCATCAGCCTCCTGGAGCACCTTGTTCACTTGCTCCTTAAGTTTGTTTTTCAATTCCATGCAGTCGCCAATCTCTTTGTTGTCACGTTTTTCCATACAGCAGGCGCAGTCCAGATAAAAATAAACGAGGCGGATCATCAGCAGCGCCTCGTCTTTTGTGATTTCAATTTTGCCCATCATTCATCCTTAAAGAAAACTAAAAAGAAACGGTTCGTTCCGGCTTTATTTGCAGCAGGCTTTTTGTCCCCGAACACAGGCTCACGCTCCAGTACGTAAAGGAGCTCGGCCAAAGAGACATCTTTATCAGCCCACTTGAAAATTAGGGTGCCGTTGGGTTTGAGCACCCGCCATGCCTCGTTGAAAATCTTTTTCATGTCAGCATGCCAGGCCTTCTCCAGAACGCCGTAGCTTTTAGCCATGTCCGAATTTTTCCCGCAGTTGATTAAATGGGGCGGGTCGAGGACGACCATATAAAAAGAGTTGTCAGGAAAATCTAATTTCCTGGCGTCCATGAGCTGATCTGGGTGAATCTCCAGCTTTTTGTATTGCCGCGTCCAGTGCTCTTCATCGCGGATGTCTCCGAACAAAACGGACTTATTGTTCTTGTCGAAATAAAACATCCTGGCTCCGCTCATGGGATCAAGAATCTTTTGCATGATTGAAAACCTAAAAAATATCGACACATTTTTTAGGTGTGTCTATTACGTAAACATTTATTTGAGAAATACTCGGGTGGCCTTGAATGCACCCCTCGTGCCGTTTTCGCACGGGTAATAAAGACCTGGATAACCATCGAGATCGTTTCGCTTTGGAACAAACTTCCAATACTCAAGCTGAATATCTTTAATGTCCGAACGCTCTATTACTTCATCAAAGAAATCCTCAATGGCTTCAATCGCATCCTCAACGTCCAGCCAGCCATACAAAAGATTTTCTCCGCTATCGCTGAAAATAACGTCACCTATTTGATATTTGCTCGGCATACCGCCTCCATAAAAAACGCCCCATGTTAGGGGCGTCTGAAATGACGTTGATTTAATATCGCTCGTGCTCGGCCAGGTAGCTCGAATACATCCCGAACTCCCTCATTGATTTTTTCTCTAGCTAACTGGCGAGCGGCCAAAAACTCCTTGACCGTTCTCTCTGGAGAAGTGTCCATGCCTTCTTTAAGCAACAGCACAATCTCCGAGCAGACTTCTCGTATCGTGTCCAGCTCCTCAGCCTTGCCCACATAGCCTGAGGCTTTTCCTGACTTCTTGCGGTCAACAATAGCGGCCAGGGCATAGAGAGCTTTGATCTGTCTGTTAGTGAACTCTGCTGCTTCCTTTTCTTGACCTTTCCAGGAGCGATCAAACAGCATCATCCCGCCCCAATTCAGCAGATCCTCAATCTGCACCATGTGGTCTTGAGTGGCCTCACCTCTAGGCAGAGTGACTTCCACAACCAGGCCCATGTCAGTGATGATGCTTTTAATCTCGGTGATGTCCGCCTGGGTATAAAAAGAGCCAGTCAATCTGACTGGCCTAGGCTTGTAGGGTTTGCGTGGTTTCTTATTAGTTGACATATTGAATCTCGATTTCTCCTGTCCAGAGCGGCTCATTGTGAGCTTTATTAAGCTCATGGTCTTTCCAGACAAACTCAACCTTATTTGATGTTGACATTCTGTCGCTCCTCCAAGTGAGCCCCAGGAACCTCAATTCCAGACTTGATTGTTTTGCTAATGGCTACCAGGTCAGGGCTTGTTTCAACTTTCACTCTGAGCAGGTCTTTCGGAATAAGCTCCATGTTGTCCACAATGGTGGCCGTGGACTTGCGCAGGTAAACAGTGACGAGCGGATCAGAAACCTTCTTGAGGCCGCTCGAAGTCATAGCGTCCAGCATCAGATTTTTGAGAGTATCAGCGCGCCGCGTCATGCCGTCCTTACGAGCCTTGAGGCGTTTGATCTGGGCGTCGATCTGCTGCGCTTCGCTGTCGAGCTCAAACAGATACAGGCCCGTGTTTTTGATTGTCTCGTTCAGGTCTCCAGCAAATTCAACCAGAGCATCAGTACCTAAGATTTCACCAGTTTCTTCATCAACCTGGACGCCTTCGAGAACTTTGCGGTATTCCGCAGGAATTTCATAAAGTTTCATATATAAAAGAAAAGGCGCAGTTTTTAGCCGCGCCTTCTAACGTAAAATGTTTAGAACGGAATGTCTTCAGGGTTACCCGTGTAGGGTTCTTCTGCTGGAGCGGCCTGTTTTACCTGTGCGGGTCTGTCGGACTTCTTGTCGAGGAGTTGCAGGTTATCGGCAACAATCTCGGTGCTGTACTGAGTTTTGCCTTCTTTGTTTTCCCACTTGCGTGTACGCAGGTGACCCTCGATGAAGACTTTTGAACCCTTTCCCAGGTAAGTCTGGGCAACTTCAGCAGTGCGACCAATTGTTGTAATTCGGTGCCACTCCGTTTCATCCTTGCGCTCACCGTCCTCACCTTTGCGGAATGTGGAAGTGGCAACAGAGAATGAAGTGATCTGCAAATTTGTGTTTGTAAATCGGGTTTCTGGATCACGTCCGAGAGCACCCAGGATGAAGACTTTGTTTACTGACGGCATGTTTATTCACCTTTTTGAGTTGTGTCGAGATCGGCCTTCCGTGCAATCGCATAGAGTCGACGTTTTTCAGAATCAGAGAAGAGAGCGTGTTGCTCAGGATTCTTTTCCTTCAGAGAGGCCATGAAGTTTTTGATTGATTCAACGCCCAGGGCCGCGGCATTTTCTGCCTCAGCCTGAATCTCTGGAGAGATCGTGGCTGCACCACTAAGCCAGCTCAGGAGCTTTTTCCCTGTTTCCTCAGCGATGACTTCAGGATCTTTAAACAATCCTGTACGGTCTTTACTGGCGACTGCGTTATGACTATCTCGGTCAATAGAGAGCAGCACCGTGAACTCAAACTCAATACCGTCTCTTTGCTCGGTTTTGTCCTGAACCTTTTTTACCTTGCCATCAACCAGGGCCACGCCAGCTTTACTTCTCATTGTTGCGATAACGTGAGCGCGGCTATTCAGAATCGTGTCCAAGAACTTGCGGTGCATAGGCGTGACCTTTTTCCAGCCCGCCATGGAGTTGCCATTTGAGAGCAGGTCAACGAGCTCTAGGCAACCGTTTTTGCCCGTCCATTCTGGCGTGATGGAATCCAGGATGATGACGTTATAGCCAGCCTCTTCAGCCGCGTGAATCGCTTCGCAGTACACATCAGGGCTGAAACTGTCAGTTAATTCAAGAACATCAAACTCAGGAATGCCAGGCAATCCAGAGTAGAGAGAGGCGCTGCCGCGTTCGGTATCGACAACAGCGATTTTCCCTCCGAGGCCCTTAGCCAGGCGCAGAGCGGAATAAGTTTTGCCAGAGCCGCTAATTCCTTCAAGGGCCAGGCGCAATTTAGATTCAGATCGAACCGCTTTTTTAAATGTGAATGTCATTGTGCTATCCTTTTAAAGAGGGTTGTGGCCGCAACCCTCAGTAAATAAATTGAAGATTTCCAAAAGGATCTTTAGAAAGGAACTTCATCTAATTCAAACGGGATGAAGTTCTTTTTTTGTTCCCGCTCGGCGCACTGGCGCTCGAAGTCGTTCAGCTCCTCGTCTGTCCATTCGGAAGAAGGGGGCTCGTTATCGAGCATTTCACGCGCCTGTCCCCAGGTGATCCCACAGCCGTAGTACTCGGCCTCGTCGGGATAATCCGGAGGATCACGAAATTGAAAGCGGCCAGCCTCTGCCTCACCCATCATGTAGTTCATAATCTTTGACATACTCAATCTCCTTAAAAATCAAACAAAGCTGAGAACGGTGTTTGCGGTAGCTTTGGTCTCCTTTTGTTCTTCCGCTTCAGGTAGTTCTCGTGATGTCTCTCCTTGATCTTCTCTCTGTTTCGTTGGTAGTAGCCTTTCATGTAAGCCTTAATTTTTTCTGGTGTGCCGCGCATATCAGTGCCAATCGTTTTCCTTGAGGTATTCATCGAACACGGGCTCAATCTCAGGATGTCTTTCGTCCTCACCAGCCTCGGCAAGTTCGTTAATACGTTCATCGCAGTATCGAGGGATGTACTCTTCAAAGAACTTTTCGAGCAGACGCTCATACTCTGCTTCGCGTTTTTCTTCTTGCCAGGACGGCCTCCAGAGGTCACCAGGGCCAGGACATGTGCGAGGTGTGTAATTCATCTGAGCCACTCCACAAGAAGGTACGGAAGAACAGGAATCGCGGCATACAACGTATAAGCAATCCAAGCCAGGATGATGTTGTCATCATCCGCATTTTTCATTGTCAGAAACTTCTTCATAACAACCTCCAAAAGAAAAGCCCCCGAAAGCGCATCAAGGAGTACCGCGCTAACGAGGGCTAGGAGAGAGAAACTTAGAAACTTTTCACATCTGGATAGATGTCTCGGTCAATCGTTTGCCACACCAGATCTGAAATGAAATTCGACGCATACTCTTTAAAGAGCGCCTTGACTTCCTTCTGGGCTTCAGCAGTCGAAACAACGTGAGCCAGATCAAGCGTTATCTCTTTCTTTCCAGAGAGAAGGGCGGACACCACAGCGCGCTCTGCATACGTGAGAGCATCAGTGAGACAAATTGCAGAACCGCGCTCTTTCAAAATGTCTTCAACAGCAACATCAAAAATTTGTTTTTGTTCATCTACTAACAGGTCCATTTTTCTCTCCTTAGATGGTCAATTCATTCAGAAACCCCTTCCGCTGCCGTTCACTGAACAGACACAAGAAAATTGACAAGGAAGGGGCTTTTGAATGGATAATTAATCGACTGGAGGAAATCACATGTCGAAAACAATCTCGATTGCTCAGTGGCAAAAGTATCTAAATAAGAAAACAGGCGGATTCAAATGTCCAATCTGCCATCACACTGACTGGCAAACACAGCAAAACTCGGACGGGACGGTTGCGGAAACCAAGATCCTCGACCAGTCTTTTGAGAACTATCTTTACAATCAGATCGGAGAGGCCATTGTCGAAAATGGTGGAACTCACGAGGAAATTGCTGCAATCGATCCGCAGCACGGTCAAAGGTCCGAGAGCCCAAGCCTTCTGAAAAGCGTCAACATCCTCCGTTGCGGTCACTGCGGCTGGGTAGCTTTATTTGATCGCGAATTCGTTGAGGAAGAAATCGATGGGTAAGCCCGATCAAAAGACTAAGAAATGGATTAACCTTACGATCAAGGCCTCTATGAGAGATTACGTCACTTGGGCTCAATTCGGAATAGTTCTTGGAATTGTCTCCGGTGTAATCAGCTTTCTTTTCGTTTTGATCCTTAAGCTCCATGTTGTGATCTAATTGCTTCTGGGCTTTTTTGTCGAAGAAATAGCTGACGTATCCGCAATCCGGACATTCGGCTTTGATCGCCGGTATCCCCAGATGGATCACTTTTTCCTGCTTCTCTAAGAGGAGGCCGCAGATAGGACACTTGGCCGTCTCTTTAAAGGTCATTATGTTTCCCATTTTTCTCTCCTTAAAACTATGTAAAAAAGACCACATTCATAAGCTCCCCTAAGCGCTGAACTGGAACTAACAGTTATTGGTAAAAGCCCGAGGAGCTTTTAAAGATGGTCTGAAGATGTCAGTCTTTCCGGACTGTCAGGGAAAAAAGCTCATTGAGAAACCCCCGCGTGTATTTGCGAATTTTGGTCGGTTAGCAGTACATGACCATGCGCAGGGGTTTCTAAATAAGCTCAAACAGAAGGACACTCCATCCAACCAACTCAGGAGATCTGCAACTTACCGACTATCTTCAGAAGTGCCCTTATGTTTGCGAACTGTCTTTGCTGAACGGCCCCTACTTGTACCGACCGACTTTAACGGTCCAATGCTTTCAGCATTCTCTCTGCCGCATCTTCACTTTCGATCTGATTGCTTAGGCGCAATTCACTTGCCGCCTGGTTGAGTTCATAGCCTTTCGGTTTACTCGGCCTTAGAACCCTTTTCCTTCCTGACAATCTTCAGAAGGACTTTTAAAGAACGATTGATTGATGTATGTATATTAGCCCGTGGCTAAGCAAAAGTAAAGGCCATATAGCTAATATTTACATAGCTGACGGCTAAGTGTTTTCCATAACTGTATTTTTTAGGCAACAAAAAAGCCGCTCTCGCGGCAAAAGAAAACCGCCCGGAGGCGGTGCAGCTGAATTAAAGGAAAGAAGATCTTTCAATGAGACTAGGAGCTTGGGAAAAAGTATAGGCGCTCATTATTGTTGTTAATTTTTTCAAAAATCCATTTATATGCTTGTCTTTTTTATCAACGAATCTGTCGTCAATTAAAGCAGTTGGATAAAAGTTTTTCTCCCTTTCATCGGAAAGCGCTGCTCTGATATCGACTACTTTAGCTATGCAAGAGTTGATACTGTTTCCGGATGGCGGTAAGGCATCGACTAGTAAATCGTTGATCTTAAAATCGAAAGAATATTTATTGGTCGAGTATCCGGTGAAACTAACCTTTGGCTTACAAATTAACGCGGTGGTTAGCTCAGACAACATGTTTTTGGCAATTTCATATAGGTTTTCTTTAACCTGGAAAAGCTCTGGGTCGGTAGCTAAAAATAAATCTGTTTGATTTAACGCTTTAATGAACTTTCCGACGGTTTCAATCAAATTATCTTCAGTGCAGGTAGCATTCAACTCGCCGAACTTATCTAGGTTTAGTTCATTTATGTGAGCTACAAGTGCAAGCTTCTCTTTGAAGAGTTTAGATTTCGCACCTAAGCCAGTGGCGGTCCACAATGTGTTCCCATCATCGAAGAGGTGATAGTTTTTGCCCGTTTTTCTTAGATAGATTTCAAAGTTGTCGTTATCGAGAGTTTTGATAGGCAAAGAGAGTTGCCAAATGGAAGATTTCTCTTGCATTAGTACTAACTGAAAGCTTTCTCCTAGAATATCAGGCAATCTTTCGTTCATCATGGCAATAACTCGAATTTTCCGGGATCAAGAATCTCCTGATCCCCACAAATTGTTAAATTACATCTTTCGCAAAATAGATCCAAGCACTCGCTAAAGTTAAGTACTTTGTCAAAGTTTAATCTTAGCGTTCCAATGTGCTCATGTGGCAATTGGTGAGCAGAAGAAATCTTCCCAGATCTGACCTCGATTTGATAGACGCGCTGCCGCATTCGTTGTCTCTTTTTACCTGTTTCTTGAAAGAGTGTTGCTCGTATCCTTTCGCCAGGAATGTCGCGAGGGTATTTGTAATCAAAAACAACCTTCAGTCCAGATAACGGAGGACCCTTAGTAACAACGGCAGGGAAAGCAATTGAAATAACATTCTCCGAGCCGTCATTTGCTATCCAGTCAGCTGGTTCTCCCTCCTTTGGCAGTAGCATTATTTCTCTTGCATCGTTTTCTGGAACATCGTACTGAGACATTTTGCCTCCTAAACTCTTTTATAAATGTTTATGCGTTGATATATGTCGCATGTCGTCGGTTTGATTAGGAATGCGAAGAGCGGTTTTTCTAGATTTTGTTAAAAGCTCCAATAAAAATATTGATGTCTTGTCCATTGAGTTTGTATTCCCTTCGCCTGGCATCCCGAGTGATGACGATTGAGAGATCTCGTCCCTTGATAATCTGTTGAGCTCTCAGTAGCGAGAGGTGGTCAGAGGGAATGACGGCATACGAAGAGTGATGACCGTCTCGCATAACAAAAACATAGTACGGAGAGTAGGGCAGGTTGTTTGTGAATTGTTTTTCTGGCACTTTAAAGCTGAAGGAATGGGTGCCTTCTTCCACTACTGTTGTCTTCACTTGGACATAGTTGAATTTGCCGTCCTTCTCGGTGATTAAGTCAACACCTTCATCAACAGCCATCATTGAAACGTTATAGCCGAGGAAAAGAAGTTCGGAGGCAACTGCAAATTCACCGCCTTTGCCAAAGAAATTCGTTGACACATTCTCAATGGTAACTTTAGGAATAGGAACAACCGGAGCAGAGGCAGTCCGTTTGAGGCGATAAATACCTTTTCTCTTCGATCCGTCCTTGTTTGTTGGCTTGGAGAAAATCGGGTTTTGAGTTTTCAAATGTGCAGCCAAAGCTGAAGAAAGTTTTGACATGAATTCTTCAGGGGGCAGTCCTAAATTTTTATTTTGAGAAACTGCGACTTCAGTAATCTCTCTCACATGCATGACTGCCTTGTTTGCCTGCATGATTTCTTTCGCCACTTGCAGAATTGGCGGTAATGTACGAGGTGTCATAGGATTCTTTCTTATGGGACGTTTGGGAGGTTGTGTTTTACGGATGAATGAAAATTCTGTTTGAATCGGCTTTTTAACCGGGAGCTCCTCTGATTCCAAATGAAATTCTTCTGGCTCATAAGCCAAAAGTAGCACTTCCTCTTTGACACTTTCTTCTGGAGGTTTTTCTTTGTTTTTGAGGCCGAAAATCCCTAAAAGCCATTCTCTGATTTTCATTTTTAGTCATACCGTTTCAGGTTCAGCGAATTAACCATACGTCCGAAAACGATCACTCTGCTTTCAACTTCAGAGAGACTAATTTCAAACGGGTCATACAGGCGATTGTCGGAAATAAAACGGAGACTGCCTGGCACACGTTGCACCCGTTTCAAATAAAGATCGTTATCAATGAGCACGCAGAAAACGCCGTCACGCTTAGTGATCTCAGTGTCAAACCTA